TAGCACCTGCAGGAAGTTCTTTACCATCTCCTCTAAATCCATATGGAGATACAGGCTCTGACTTTTTATCTTCACGTAGTTCTTCAGGCAATGCTGGATCAAAAGATACATCTTCAACAATACCGTCTGGCAATTCCGTAGGATCAATACTAATAGGAAAAGAGTTCTTAGCAAAAAGAACATCGGCAATCTGTCCATACGCAGCTAGTGTTTTTGTTTTAGTTACTTTAATAAAGACACGAGACTTTTCAGCTTCTGTAAACTGAACCTCTGGCCCATAGATACCACGGTAGTTACGGTATGCCCGTAGCCAACGTTCTTCATCTTGACGACGATAATCTTCAGCACGGCTATACCGTTCCATAATAAATGGAATGATTTTAGATGTATCCGCATCATCCATGTTTGTATCTTCTGAATCTTCTAGAACGATTGCATCGTCTTCAATAAAGACATCTGTTTCTTCTGCCATTTACTTTTCCTTTTTACCTACAGTACGGTAAAGTTTGCTGCTAGTGTCATACGTTCTCCATCTGACTTATTAGGTCTTACTAAATGTGGAACGTGTGATTCAAACAATAATAGTTTTCCTACTTCTGGTTTATATGTTATAGTCTGAAACATTAGTTCATTGTATTTTGGTATAGGCAATAAACTTTGCTTTTCATACGGAGATTTAAAGACTGTTTCCCCACTATCTTCTGGAGCCTTTAAATAATATATAGCGGATATGCTAGAGTTTGGATGCGTGTGTGTTTCTTGGTACTGACCTTTTACACTAGTATTTATCCAAGCCTGTTCTGTTCGTATGTCTGATACTTTTGCATTTAGCTGCTCACAAAATAAACGTATGTGATTTTGTATTGCATGTATTAACGTATCAAACGCAGCGTTCTTCGCCAAGTCTGTAGTTAAGTAGGATGTTTTAATATTGCAATTCCACCCGACTACATCACCGTCTGTAAGAATATCTTCTTTAATTTCCTCACATTTATCTAAAACATCTTGGTGTTCTGTCATACTTAGTATTTCATAAGCATAGTAGACACATGTAGGAAAATGTAAGTTTATTCCATTTTCACCTGATCTAATCATTTAATATCCAAAAGTACTGTCTGCTACTCTCATTCCCATTGAAGGAGATGATCCAGTTCCAAAGTCGAATACATTGAAACGTGGTCGAGACATTATACCGTATCTTAAAGCATCATACAAGTGGTCTTCTGATAAAGTATCAATATCTTCTGGATTCTTTTTATCTATTGGCAAGGCAGGTAATTGCGATATAGTATTTGTACAAGTGTTAAAAAATACTAATCTTGGTTCTTCTGTAAATTCATCTATCTGTAAACGTCTGTGTATTTCGTTTTTACCTGCAACACGTGATCCACGAGAACGATCTGATGGTCGCCAACGACAACCTTTCATAATCATTTGTTCTGCCAAGCTAGGACCAGTATCACCACGCCTATGCCACAAACTAGAATCGAGAACACCATATCTTATAGCACCATCTTCTGCTTCTAACTCTAGAACCATATCGGCTAAATCTGTTGCTAAAACTTTACTGACGTAGAGTTCTCTATATACGATAAGTTGCTCATTAGGCGATACGGCAAACCAAAGTACAGCACTGTAAGAACCATAACCATAGTCACATGCTCTAAACTTGACCCAGTTATGAGGGATAGGAAATGGCTCAACAACATGTACGCTCCTGTCAAATTCTGTAAAGGCTGCACCTTCTTTGATATCCCAATCACCTTCTAGCAACTGTCTACGCTGCTGTTCTGGTAAAGACAGTAGCATAGCCTCATAGTCGCCTTGCTCTGCTAGGTATGGGTTATCTTTCAAACGTGCAGGAATAAACCTACGTTTGAATAGTGGCTTCCCTGCTTTTTCATGTCCTGCAGGATAACGTAATGTTTCACCTGTTTCAATATCGGTAGCTTCAAATGATTTACCTGCAGGTGCAGGATCAATAAACATTTTCTTTACCCAGTGATGGCCTCTACCCCCAGGGTTGGTAGTAGCCCTCATATATACAGGCAAGTCGGGTGCAGTGGACCGTAGACGAGAACGCATGTAATTCCATGCAAATGGAGTGGGCCATTGTGTAAGTTCGTCAAAGCCTATCCAGCTAAATGCTAGACCTTGGTAACGCAGAACGTCATCTTCCTTGTCTAGGTAGGACATCCACAACCTCGCACCAGAGGGCGCAGTCCACTGCATCTTTCTTTCTGACCATCTAATTCCAGGCCAAATCTTAGGGTACATCTCTTGTGATTTAAATATAAGTTCCCTAAGTTCTTCTGTTGTGTGGCGAAGTAGTAGACCAGAAAAAGCTGGGTGACCCATAAACCGTAAAGGATCAGCTAACATCGCATATGATTTACCACCACCTGCACTACCACCATATAGTACTTCTCTTTCACTTGCAGCTAGAAAGTCAGTCTGGGGACCAGCATTAGGTTTAAAGATTACATTGTGTGCCTGTTCAATTGGTATTTCGTTTACAATTGGTGTAGGTTTAGGCTGGGCTGGTGTCTTCTTCTGCGTTGTTTGCTTTGGCTCCGATGCGTTTGGCTTCGAGTTCTTCCGCTTTGGCGATTGCCTTTTTCGCATAGTCTGCCCATCTGCGTAGGCTTCCAGCTTTGTTTTTTCGTCTTCGCTCATTATCTATCCGCTTCTTCAAACCTACATGGGATATTTCCCTGCCTGTATTTCGTGTAAGCCAATTGGCTACTTCACGATAGGAGTACTGTTTTAAGTACTGTTGCGCCTTTTCTAACATATCTAATTGATGTTCATTAGGCAGTAGTACGTCTGGATCGTCGGGGTCTAAGTCGTACCCAAAGGGTATGGTACGTGATATACGTGGGATAGGAACCCACTCGTTGTTTTCTTTTATGTCAGTTGGTTGGGGTAACTTCCATTGCTTTAATGGTTTAGTCATCTTCTTCCATTTGTTTTGGTGGCATGAGCATTACGCCACCTTTCGCTTCAACCTGCATCTTTTCCGTCTTGACTAGACCTGTACGATCTAGCAATTCTTTTGCAGCTTGCATCTTATCACGAATACCTAATTCAGTTGGATCATACAAAGCACCTACCATAGCCATAGCAGCTTTAGGTGCATTGCGTGACATAAACATGTGTGTGGCATCAATGATCTCTTCTTTCAGGCTAGACACAACCTGTGTTGTAGATGTTGTATCTGAATAGCCAGCTAGTTTCTTAGCTGTGAGAACATCACCACCTGCTTCATCAAACAAGACAGCTAGAAATTTTTGTTGTTGTTCAGTTAACTCACGAGCCATAATACTTCCTTATTATACCATCAATTCAAAATGTGGACCATCAATAAATGGGCGTTTACCTTGTGATCGACGTAGATCAACGTATTCATTCATAGCGTCTTCCATTGTGCCTACATAAGCAGCAATGTTTCCTACTGACCAAGCTGCGCCCCATTTAATCTTGCAGCCTACTTCATTTGCTGCTTCAGCCATAGCATCAGCAATGTTATCGTAAACATTAATTTCCCAAATTACATCTGAACCATCATATGCTACAAGGTCTACGGCATGTGAGTAACCGTCACCTTGAATTAAATGGCGAGAGTTCATAGTCTGTGAACGTCCTGATGCGTATAGTTTCTTTTGTTCTTCTAGGGTGCGTACACCGTAAGTAACACCAAAGTCTACTGTTGTTAATTCAATAGCACGTTTGACTGTAGCTACCATATCGGGATGAACACCCTCAAGTTTCTTTAGTGATTTATTGCTTAGTTTGAACGCCATCATCTTTCCTTTTAAACGGTAAGGCTATTAGATTATATAATCCTTGGCCTATCTGTGTGGGGGTAGGTAAGAGCCATCCTAGTATTAATAATAGCATTACCCATATTGGAATGTTAGTATTTTTAATTGTTAAATTATCTATAGACTCAGCTTCAACTTCTTTTGTTTCAGTTACTATGTCTCTGCCAGCATCTTGTGTAGTTTGTTGCGCAACAACCTGCTGAGTATTCTCCTTGCCTATTTGTGCATTAGAGTTTACAGTAGGTCCACTACTACCACCTAGTAAACTTAATGGACTAAACCCACAACTAGATAATAGTAGGATTAAGCATAGGCTACTTAGAAGACGCATTACCCTTTGACCCCATACTACTGAACCCAAAGTATGCAGCCGTTACACCTGATACAGCTACAACGTATACTGCAGCAATATCAGCTAAAAGATTAGCAGCTTCAGACAATCCCATGAATGAAGCAAGCACAATAATTAATGGATATGCTAACATGCCTGACAAAGCAAACCAAGTCATTTTTAACTGAGCGTCACGTTTGTGATCTTCATCTTCCATGCGACGACGACGATCTTCTAACATGATCTCACGTTCATCTTGATCTATTTTACCATTGCCATTTAGGTCATAGTCTTCAACCATTACGTCCTCCGAAACTTTGCATACCCGTTAACCTACAGGTACAAAGGTTTCCACTACAGTAATAATACTGTCTATATGCCCTGAAGATGTAGGAGTAATCTGAATCTTATCCCCTGGGTCTAATACAAGTTCAATGCCTTGAAACTCAATGTAGTCTCCAGCATTTAAACTTTTACCTTCTACAAAACCAGATGCATATCCTAAACCAGAGTTAGCGGAAGAGTCATACCACTTTACACTAACACTGTTAGTAGAACTGCCAGAGTTATTTACTATAATGTAAACAACTTCTCCAACGCAGTTAGCAGGGCAAGTATATACATCCTCTGTAGTAGTACTAGTATTATGGCCCCACACAGAACGTTTACGTGATGGTTTGCCCTGCGTAACTAATGTCATTACTTGTTGTCCTTAGTAACAAATGTATATAGTTCTTCAGCTTTTGCTGTAATTTCTTCTGGGGTATACATCTTAGGCACGTATTGTTTCCATGCTTCTAATGCTTGTTCTGCATTATCTTTATACACTTCCATAGCCTTATGCGCTACTTCCATTTGTGTATCATATGCTTTATCTAGCATATTTTTAGACATTGCTAGTAGGTCTGAACGGATTTGATATGGATTGCTCATGTGTGTGTCTCCTGTGTGTTAATCCAAATGGTTACTTCTTACGTGTAACCTTCTTAATTACTTTTTCTGTCCATGTTGGTTTTTTAGAAAGAATGTCTTGAATACGGGAATCAGAAACAAAGGTTCCACCGTATGGGTCTTTACCTGCTAGTACGTCACCACGCTGTGTGGTGATCATGTCATCAGTTACAACGTAACCAAACTTCTCTAGTTCATTTTTCCAATCTGTAAATTTCATTTTTTATTCTTCTCGTTACCTAAACATTTACCTGCTGCTAAACAGTTACCACGTGTAGTACATCCTTCACATGTTTGCATAACAAATCCCCCACTCTTATATTGATTATATCCTTGGGACATAGCAGCCTGTCCTTGTTTAACTGCATCTATTCTACGCTTATAAACTTTACCTGACTTACCCCAACGGTAGCCACCTTCTACTTTTTCTACTGGCATTATGCACTACCGCCTTTTACTTTGTGGCAGTAGGGAGTAGCGTATGCACCCCCCTGCCGTATAGTAAGTGCCATCTCTTTAGCTTCCTGTAAACACGCTTCCTCAGTATAGAAAGGTTCAGGTTTAGCTATGACCTTACAGGATAATGCCATCGGATCAAAACAAACTAGCATTATCCCAATCCACATAGCACTACTTCTTACCCTGAGTTCCTGGGACAGATGCACCACAGTTAGCGTATCCACCTGTAGCCATTTTAGTTTTATAGCCGCCTTTAGCATTACCCTCTGGGCGTAGCTTTGGACGTGGTGATTGGTTTATTGATCCAACACTACGTTTGTTAGCAGCTTCTTCTTGTGCCATCTCACGCAATGTCTTTTCAATAGCAGCTTGAATCTTAGCACGTTCTGCTTCTGATTTAGCTTCTTTCTTAGCGTCATTTAATTCTTTAATGGTCATACCACCTAGTGCAGCCATTGTACCTGCAACTTTAGCTTGCCCTTTAGCATATCCACGCTGATTGCGTAGAGGGGTTTCAATTTTTTTCTGCCCTGGCGTTTGTTTTTTTAGTAGTTTTCCTATTGCTTTTAAAGATGCCATTATTTAAACATTCCTTTTGATCTGTGGTCTACATGCCCTGTGCGTGGTTTACCTGTAGCCATACCGCCTTGACTATAAGCTTTCTTTTTAGCCATACCACCCTTAGCAAATGGCAATTCAGGTAGTGTTACTTTACCCTTCATCTTACGATCACGTGCAGACTGAGCAGACTTACGAGATGCACGATCTACTTCATCGGCTTGCATCTTTTCAAAATTACGACGTTGTGCGTCTAGCATATTCTGCATTGACTTTTTAATTAAGCCGTCATTCATTTCATCAATACGACGTTGCATAAGATCAAGATCATTAGCAGTCTTAGCTTGTTTAATATCTGTAGCACTAACAGTCGTCTTTTTAGCAATGCTACCTTTTTTCTGAACAACTTTAGCTGCCTCTTGATTTTTTAAACGTTCAATTTTTTCTCTTGCTTGCTCACGAGTAATGACTCGTTCACCACTCTTAGTAGCAGGTTGGTTCTTTGAAGTACGCTTTACTCCATCCAATATACGTTCTAGAATACGATCTTTACCCATGTTTATTTGCCTTTTCTATACTTAGCTGTTTTCTTTGCAATCTCTTTAGGCTGCTTAGAAAATTGTTTACCCTTAGCAGTATCTTCACGTTTCTTTGCTGTGGACGCTGCATATTCTTTAGCTGTTAAAGCCTTACGTGCTTTCTCAGGAAGGTAACGTTCTCCTGTAGCACCTTTACCTACAGTACTAGGTTTACCAGACTTAGTACCCCATTTTTCTTTGGTCCATTTAGTCATGGACTTCTGTGCTTCTGTTTTAGTGCCCGTGTAACCACCACCAGCATCTTTATAGTACTTAGCTGCTAACTGCATGGCTCTGGCTGAATGCTTACCACCCATCTTAGCTTTAGCTTTTGCTTTAGACTTTTCCCATAAAGCTTCGTTAGTACGGCCCATACTACCACTTCGCCCTATCAGCCCAATAAGCTGCACTCATCTTACCTTTAGATATATTCTTAGCGTGACGTGCCTTAAAAGATGCACGTTTCTTTTTCATAGCCTCAGACTCACCAGCTTTGGGTGCACCTGCAGTTTTAGCACCCTGCTCCCCAAAGCGAATTAGTTTAACGGTGTCACCTTCTTTGGCTAACACTACATGTGATTTAGTAGGATGCTTAGGAGTACGCTTAGGTTTATTGTAACCAGCAAACGTTTCCCCTCTATACGTAATACTCATTATT